CGGTGCGCGGCAGCGATGGTGCGAACGGTCCGGTGGCGGAGCCGGTTCCGGTTTCGGGTCCTTCGACCCGGAAGGGGCCTTCGGGTCCTACGTCTCCCAGACGTGAAGCCTCCCTGTTCAACTTGCCCCCAAGTCCCTGACTTGGGGGTATTTTTTTGTTCAAGGATGCTGACCTATCGGGGCGTGAAAGCCGCTGGGGTTCCACTCTGGGTTCCACACGACATTGCGTGCGTCCGGCTCACAGCCCCAGCTTGGACTTCCGGCGGCTGACGGCGGATGCGGTCACGCCGAGGGCGTCGGCGACGTCGTTCACGCGCTCGCCGGCCTGGAGCCGTCGTTCCAGCTCCGCCTCGCCCTCGGACGTCAGCCGGCCGCGCGCATCCAACCACGGCGCCGTCTGCCCGCCGCTCTCCAGGGCCGCCACGCGCTCGAACAGCTCGTTGAGTTGGTCCTGTACGCCGGGCGCGGCCTGATCCGATTCGACAAGCGCGCGCAGCCGCTCGGCGAAGCCATCGTCCTCGCGCAGCCGGCGCGCGGCCTCGTGGATCAGGTCTTTCTGCTCCGCCGGCACGCGCAGGTTCACCTGGACGTTTGCCATGACGGGTTCCTCGGTCGGGTTTGGCCTGCTACGCTAGGACAAGCGCCGCGCTATGGTCAATAGCACGCTGCTATGTTGTGCTACGTCCTGCCTTCCCTTTGCAGGACCGCGTACAGAACCGCGCATCCCGCCGCTTTTCCGGAGAGATGGGTGCGCCGCACTGTTCGCAGATGCGCCGCCCCTTTTCCTGCCGGCGGCGCTTGCGGTCGCGCTCGCCCATCTGCGCGATCTGCCGCGCGCGTGTGCAGGCATCGCCACACGTGTAAGCCGCGTTGATGCGCGTCTCGGGGATCGGGCCGCCACAATGCGCGCATGTCCGCCCCTTCCGCATCCGATGACGCTCTTGCTGTACGAAGCTGTTGTGGTAGTCGCGACGGCATTTTCGGCAACAAAACTTCCGTATCCCGTAAAAACAATCGAACGGCAATAGCGTGCCGCACTGCCAGCAATAGTCGGAATCGTCCGGAAGGTCATTTAGATGCATGGGCCTTACGCGACTTCCACGCTTTCTCGGAAAAATTACGGTTGGCGCATTGCAGGCAGCAAAACCGCTGGTTCTTTTCGGATGGCTTTCGGGGTTTGAATGCTTTACCGCACTGTTCGCAGTGGCGGTGCGGCTGCCGGGCGCGCCAAGCCGCGTGCGACGCCTCGGTCACCGCGCGCTTGCGCTGGCGTTCCTCGTGCGTCATCCGCTCGATACGCGCGGCATTAAAGCAAACCTTGCTGCACCACAGCTTGTGACCCTCGGGCAAGGTCCGGCCGCACCGTTTGCAGTGTACTGGCTCATGGGCGCGCACGCCCTGCTGTACGCACTCCGGCTGGCCCATCGCCCACGACGGCCGGCGGGCAGCGATCATGTCGAGCGCCCCCTGGACAAGCTCGTGGGCTTCCGCGTCCGCCGCGTGGTAGGGCCAGCCATCCAGGCAGAGCCGCGCCCGCACGGCGTGGCGGCACGCCCCCTCGAAGCGGAACCGGCTGGGCTCGCCTTGTTGCAGCACCTCGGCGATCAAGCGCATCCGCGCTTGCCGGTCCGCCCGCTCGCCGCGCCGGGGACGGCGACGGGACATGCTCACCCCTCCGGTGTGCCTGCGAACTTGGCGACGGCCGCCACGGCTTCGTCGGACAGCCCCGCTTCCCGCGCCGTGGCGAGGGCATCCACCATGCCCTTCGCCGCGCGCGCACGGCCGCCCGCGTCGAAGGCCTGGAGCGGCTGCATGACGTCGATGGTGAGCGACGCGCCGAGCTTGTCGGCGGCTTCCGCCTCGACTCGCCGCGCCACCGGGGCGAGCGTCCATTGGGCGAGGTGGCGCTGTGCTTCGCGCACCGCCGGCCCGGCCGCCGCCGGCTCCATGACGCTGGGGAGCACGCCGTACGCGTGACAGATGGCGTTGCGGGCCGCGCTCAAGGTCTCCACGCCCATCGTGCGCGACAGGTCGGGCGAAAGATCCGAGGGCCGCCAGTCCGCTTGCGGCGCCGGCCCGCCGGCCGCCGTGACGGCCGTGCTCTCGCGTAGGAGAACGCCGCCGCGCTTGCCTTTGAAGGACCGGGCCAGGGTCTCCCGGTTCACGTCCGGGCTCTCGGGGTAGGGCACCACCTGCGAGCCGAGCGGGGCGTCCTGAAACACCTCGCCGAGCGCGGCCTCCACGGCGTGGAGCAGCTCGGCGGTGACGTGCGCGCGCCGGAGCGGCGAGGTTCCCGCCCACGGCGTTGCCGGATCACTGCCGATGACGACGTGCAGCACCTCGCCCGCCAGGGCCGTGACGCTGCGCCCGCCGCCGCTGTCGCTGATGGATAGCTGGTAGGCGACGGGTTCGCCGTCGCGCGTGGTGAGCGTCCAATCGTAGGCGGGGATCAGCCGGTCGTCGCGGATCAGGAACACCGCCTCGCCCCGGATCGCGAGCGCACGGGCGGTCAGCGCGAGCGTCTCGGGGCGTAGCAGGCTGCTACCCTGGACGTCCGCCAGGGCGAGCCCGTTTTCCCAGTAGCCCACGCACCCCTGGACGGCGGCGGTCAGCTCGCCGATCCCGCGCCGGCCTGTGATGTAGCTGTCCCGCGCGGCGATCACCTCGGCGGTGAAGCCGCCCGCGCTCGCGGCGCGTGTCTCTCGCCGGAAAAGCCGTCTCAGGCGGTCCATCATGGCTGCTGTTCCTCGCACGTGGCCTCAAGCCGGCGCCCGCTGCTGGTCTCGGACACCGCACGAACCGTCAGGGCGCGCCCGTCGAAGCGGATTTCGTCATTCACCTGGAGGTCGGTTCCCGGCGGCGCGGCGAACGTCCACGTCACCTTCCCCACCCGCCGGGCGGCAACCACGTCATCGGTCATGGTCGTGGGGTAGGCGCGCCCGCGCACCGTGCCGATCTGCTGCCACTCGGTGACGAAGCCGCCCGCACCATCCGGTGTCCGCGTCTCGCGCCAATGCGCGTAGGTGCGGGTGAAGAACCCGGCGGTCATCGGAACGCCCTCAGCAGGTCCGCCGCACCGGAGTAGTGCAGGGCGCGGGCCGCCCACTGCGCCGGCCGGCTCATGGAGAAGTCCCCATCCGATACCGAGGTCACGCCCGCGTGGCCGTCCGCCTTCATGGCCGCGGCGTACTCGGCATAGCGCCGATACGCCTCCAACACGGGCTCCGGTGGGTCGCTCGCCGTCCCCACGCTCGCGGTGATCTTGTAGGTCTTGTGATCGAGGTCGTAGCCCGTGGGCGCGGGCGTGAGCGTGGTGGTGGTCCAGGTCTCGCCGTCCCACACCTCGGCGGTGTCCACGCTCGTGGGCTTGAGGTTCGGGGACCACACGCCCGGCCCGGCCACGATCCACTCAACCGTGCGCTCGCCCCAGCGATGGGCGATCCAGGCTTCGAGGCGCCGCCACACGCCCGCCGGGTCCAGGGCGTCCGCCTCGGCGGACAGGTCGCTCGGCTTCGCCGGGTAGCTGGACGGCGCGCCTTCGTCCTGATCCAGCACGTCCACCATCAGCGCCACCTCCATGCGGCGGGCACGTGGGCGTCGCCGCGCCGGCCGGGTTGCCAACTCCGGGCTTCCACCTGCGCCGCCTCGAACGCAGGGCGCGTGACGATGGACAGCTCGTGCAGCTCGGCGCGGGTGATCGTCCGCACGAGCCCGCCGGTGCGCCGCTCCACCTGTTCGCCATTGCTCGCCACGCGGAAGCCGGGCGAGACGCCCACGGCCAAGCCGGAGCGCACAAGCCGCACCACGTCACCGCCGTGTGAGGTATTCGCCACCTCCGGGGCGAGCCGCGCCTCGAACGTCAGGCCGTCCCCGTCGCTTCGCAGCTCCAGGGTTCCGGCCTGCGTGCTTGCGAGCGGGCTCTCGAACCGATGCTGGGCGAGCAGGAAGGTGTTGGCGCGCGGCTCCAGGCTGCCGGGGGCGAACACCTCGGATCGCCCCGGTGCCAATTCCGCCGCCACGCCGAAGGGGAACCGCCCGCTCAGGCGGACGGTTCCATCGTCCTCGGCGCGCGCTTCCAGCCCGCCGTGCGCAGCCCCCGTCAGCATCACTGGAGCCCCGTGAGCACCTGAAGCTGGGCCGTGCGGCTCACGGTGACGTCCATCGTCACCAGCCCCGTCAGCCGCACACCGCCGCTCGCCGCGTCCGAGAACGGATCGCGGATCATGTCCACGGCGCCCCACGTCGCGACGAACACGGGCGATTGCCCGCCGGCATTGGTGGTGAGCAGCGCCTTGGACTCGGCGGGACTGCCGGACGGCGCCGCCAGGGCGTTCGAGGTCAGCGAGACGCTGCCC